GCCTGACCAACAGCGTCCATCCAAGCACGACACACCTTGGGGGCATCGAGCTCTTTGAGACTAAGACAATCTTTTGACAACGCCTTCGGGAAATTACGAACCATGATGTACTTCCCAGCCACAAAGACCGGGTGGGTTTGGCAAAATTCAATGCCCTCCAAACAGTACACTGGTTGCTCAACAACCATGTTAAATCCCATCTCAAGAAACCACTCGCTCAACCCCCCCTGAAACTTGACAAGATCTTTCCTCTCCATTATCACGGTGCAGTCATCCCCATTGTTGGCTAGGCTGCCCCGAATGCCGCGGGACTGAAGGTAGGCATGAACAAGGCCACACATAATAACACAGTTCCCCATTGCCGTATTCATGTCTCCACTCATACGACAACCCTCTGTGGTATACTCCAGTTTACCATCACGACAGTAACCCACAACCCGGTTGTGCAATTGCCAACTAAGCAGTTTGCGGAGCTTCTTGCAATGGTACATTCCGTTATAAACGGAATGCTCCCACTGCAGGGCTTCAACGCTAACGTGCTGATCAAATCGGCTTGCGTCCAACCCAATGGCTACAGGGTCACGATAACGATTCCACTTGTCTCGGAAGATCTTACCAGTCTGTTCTGCGTTATAACCCTTAAGAACAGTTGGTTCACCGAAGATCTGAGCGATTGCACGGTAAACCTCATGTTCCTTTGGGCGAAGGTAGCGCCCTACCTCTACATTGTACCTTGGATCCCGAGGGGATATAACCCGAGGATCTGGATCAGGTTTGTCATCGGAGTTGATAAACTCCGCTTTGACAAACGCTTTTATCAGAGCGTCCTTCAAACGAATGCCGGTGCGTAGCAAAGAGTTTGCGGCGTTTTGGTAAATGGTCCTCCTGCGACCCTTGTAATACTCCACAAATTCTTGCAGAGACACAGGGGTGGTCTTAGAGATCTTCTTCACCAAAGCGTTACGAAAATATCCTAACCGCTCCGAATAGATCCCCACGCGTGGTTTCGGGGTCGGTAGTCCTTTGACAAGCAGGACCCGAGTTAAAACTCCACGTGCAAGGTTATTAAGGGATGAGTTATGTACAAGATAGTGGTTCGGAAGGGATAACCCCACTATCTGAAAATACCTCCTCACATGCGCCAGAGCCCCCAAGCGTGGTTTGACCGTCAATGCGGGATGAGTCAAAGTGCAAGGCTTTGCCTCAACCCCAGTCAACACGCCCAGGCACCCCTATTCCTTGCGGAAACCCAACATACGCCCCAACGGGCCGTAGAAGGATTCCCACACCTCACCCATCATATTCTCCCGCTCATGAACCTCACGGGCAGCATTAAGCTGGTGAGCTTCAATCTCTTGACGCGAGGGAACAAAAAAGATGTGGACACAATAGGGCAAATGCAACCCAATATGTGTAGGACGGACACCATGGTCCCGCATGTAATCCCTCATGAACTTCTGCACCATAAGCTGATTAGCTTTGGTTCGTTGCAGTAGTCCAAACTCACCTTTGGCAATCCTAACCACCTTGGCTCGAAAACGGGTGGGATTGACTTGCCCTTGTGAGAATGAGCTATCCTCTTCATCAGAGGAAAAGTCATCGCCATCAACACTGGCCAAAATGTTGACGACGTGCTTCTCCAACGCTTCCGAAATGGCATTTTGACGTTTCCGTGGTCTCCATATGTAGATCAGGAGAACAAGGATAGTCGCACAGAGCGCGAGAGCAAGCATGGCTGTAACCGGCTTAATGGAGGGTATTTTCT